AAGGTCAGGCAATCTTAATCTCTGCGGTTGAGAAAGTTTGCTTAGAGGGTATCAATAACGGTGCTTTCGCCCCTGGTAAATGGACTGGCGATAGTTTCGGTAATCTGAAAACAGATGATTACCTAGAGAAAGGCTATTACATTTGGGCGGCTCCAATGGATACGCTTTCAGATAGCGACCGTGAGCAACGTAGAGCGACACCAATTCAGGTGGCTGTGAAATTAGCTGGTGCAATCCATTCAAGCGATGTGATTGTGAACTACAACCGATAATTAATAGGGCTGGATAATCCAGCCTTTTCTTTTTAAGAGGAAATATAAATGGCAGTTTTCGACCCTAAACAGGTAGTAGTGTTACTTGACGGAAAAGAAATCTCTGATTGGGCTGACGGTTCAGATGTAATCAGTGCCGCTAATCAGGTTGATGCAGGTCAGTTAGTTATCGGTGCGAACGGTACTGGTGTATTCATCGCTAACCCAGATAATTCAGGCAAGCTAACACTGAAAATTAAGCAACATTCTGCTGACAATGCTTACTTATCAAAACTATTTAATCAACAAAAGAGCAGTATTAAAACATTCTTACCTATCACTTTGTCAATCCGTGACTTAATCAACGATGACGTAGTGACAGCAAGCAAAGGTTATTTTACTACTCCAGCACAATACGTTCGTGGTAACGGCCATAATGCCGAGACTTGGACGATTGTTTTTGAACAAATGACAATGAACTTAGAAAAAGGCGTTGAATAATGGAACAGGTTAAGCAATTCACTATCGAAGATGTGACTTACACAATGACACCGGCTAATGCGATGGCGGCGTGGACTGCGTTAAAAAATGCGATGAAGTTACTTCAATCAGTTAATTTATCTGCTCTAGGTGATAGTAAAAAGCTAGGTGCAGGCATTTTAACGACTGTATTGGCTAATTTAGGCGAACCAAGCGTGAAAGAGTTAGAGAATATCGTATTAACTCACACAGCTTGCGAACAAGATGGACAAAAATACCGTTTATCAGAACGTTTTGATAGTCATTTTAATAAACACCGTGGGCATTTAATCGCTGTTTTAAAAGAGGGATTAACCTATCAATTCGCCGATTTTTTTATCGGTGGGGGTGGATTGCTAGCCAATATTCAGGGCAAACTCAAGGCGTAGAAAGACAATCAGAGAATAGAGTTGATTGGTTTGTTTTTACGCCAATAGTTAAAAAGTTCTGTACATTGCACGAATTAAGATCTGTTTATTCAATAGCAGATCTTCTTTCTTTCCACGAGGTAATAGTGGAATTAAATCAAATGGAGCAAAGCAAAGATGCTATTAGATGAGTTACTGATAAAAGTCGGTATAGAGGCCGATAGCCAAGCGATGCAAGAGTTTGAGCAATTCCTTGATACGGTTGGTAGTGGTACTGAAAGTGCGGTTGAGGGGCTTGGTGAGCTATCTAAATCCATTGAAAACACGGTTAATACCGATGCGGTGAAAGATGGCGCTGATGCGGTTGATGGCTTAAAAGGCAATATTGATAATCTTTGGGCGACAAAGTTCGGTGCTGATGGACTGGCTCAGAAATTCGAGTCTCTTGGTATCGTTATTAACAAAACTACGCTTGCAGTAGTGGCACTTGGTGCGGCTTTCTACGGGGCAACGGTAGGCGTTAAAAACTTCGTAGATGGAAACCTTGATGCGTTAGACGAGATTAAACAGCTATCTAATGTAACAGGTGAGGCGGCTGATAAAATCTATCTGTTAGGCAAGGTCGCAGAAGTAAACGGTTCATCAGCTCAAGCAGCTCAATCATCAATCGAGGGATTATCTCGAACAATCGGTGAGGCAGCAGCTGGAATCGGTCGAGGCGCTAAGACTTTTGAACAGTACGGATTAAGTGCTAAGAAAGCCAATGGCGAAATAAAATCATCTAGCGAGCTATTCGGTGAAATATCCGAAAAAATGCAACAGATGAGCGACCAAGAGCAAATAGCAATGCTTGCTAAGTTAGGCATTGATGGCTCAATGATTCAAACGCTCAGATTGGGCAATGATGAATTAGCTGAACAGATTGCTCTAGCAGAAGCCTTAACGCTTGGTGTTGGTAACGTAGAAAACGCAGAGAAAGCAGCAGCATTTAAAGATGCCTTAACGCAAGTTTCTCAAGTATTTATTGCTATCGGTGAATACGTTTCTTTGCGTATATCACCATCAATCCAGCGATTAGCTGAACGCTTTACAAAATGGTTCGCAGAGAACAATAACTTCATCAAGGCAATTTTAAATGGGCTTGGTCGAGTGTTCTCATTCTTGTTTGAATTAGCTGGTGCGATAGATAACATCATCGAAAGTACGGTTGGTTGGAAAGCGGTGATTATCACGCTTGGCGGATTGTTACTGTGGTTTAGCCGAAGAATGCTGTTAGCCTTTGCGACAAATCCAATCACCTTAGCGATTGCGGCTATAGCTGGATTAATCCTAATCATTGATGACTTTATCACTTGGTTACAAGGCGGTGACGCTCAATTCGGTGAATTCTATCAATCTTGTGCGGACGGTTTACAGTGGATTGAAGATAAATGGGGTGAGCTTTCAGATTGGATTAAGGAAAAATGGGGCGAGGCTATTTCTTGGGTATCTGGAAAATGGAATGCCTTTACAGCGACATTCAGCATAGACAACCTTAAAAAAGTCTTTGAGAGCGTTAAACAAACCATTATTGAAAAGTTTAAAGCAGCATTTGGTTGGGCTATCGACCTATGGAATAGTATTGTGGCTAAGATTGGCGGAGAGCCAATTAATATCCAAGCAAATGTATCTACTCAAGGCGTGCGACAAGCTGGATTAGGCGTAGCGGATTTAGTCTTAAATGCAGGTGTTTACGCTAAAGCATCTGAAGTTTCGGCTAGCGGTGTTGGCGGAACTTCTAATTCTGATAACAGTGTCAAGAATAGCAACAACAAAATCACCATCACACAGCATATTCAAGGCGTGGATAATCCAAAAGCGGTTGCAGACCAATCAGCACGAGCAATCAATAACCAACTTTCACCAGTTATAGGATAGTAAAGAATGTTTAATTTTGCTCAAGTATCAAGCAGAAGTATAGGCACGATAACGTTTGATGTGGTTACAACGGAAGATCACCAATCAGACCTTTCAATCACGGAAAATCCGATTGAGTCAGGTGCTGCAATAGCCGACCACGCAGTCGTTCAACCTAAACAGGTTACAATTAACGGAATTATGGTTGACTATGACCACGGAACGTTCGGCATCAACTCACCGTACATCGGCAATATTCGTGGAGTGGTTGATTTTCTGAATAACTTTCCATTCCCTGTTCCTGTAATTACTCAAACATCTCAAACAATCGCAAGGGCTGGGCGAGTTATTAGCCAAGCGGCAGGGGCTTACAGTCAAGTAAAAGGCATAGTAAATCAGGTGCGAGCAATTGCACCTTTTTTGCCAGACTTTGGACTTGGAGGATTGCTAGATAGTGGCGTAGGTGATAGTCGAGTACAAAAATGCTATGCCGACTTAGTGGCCTGTCAAAAATCAGGTGAGACAATCGAGATACAAACAGGAATTCATCTATATAAAGATATGATGATTCAGTCAATATCGGTTAATCAATCACAAGATGGCAGTGCGACATTTACGATAACCGCAAGAGAAATCTTTGTTGTAAACACTCAAACCACACAAAGCTCACAATCTAGCGGTAGTTCAAACGGTAAAGGTGGAAATAAAACGTCAACCATCGGCAAAACAAAAAGCGGCCGTGCTGCGGTGCAATCAGCATCGAAAACACAGCAAGGCACAACAAGACCGGCTAACGCAGAGCCAAGAAAAACATCGGCATTAAAAAATATCA